TTAGCTTTAATTCTAAGTTGAATATGTTTACTGATAGGTAAAACAAATCTGTTTCCGTTATACTTGGTGTGTTAATGTGTACGTTTCTCATGCGCTTTATGTAGTTTATGTTATAGTATTACATGTCATCATTTGGTATAGATGACAGGATGTATCGATTTCAGGGTTGTGATGGCTAGCAGACACGCAGTCAAGCAGACCAAGACAACCCAGTTATTCTAAATAAGAAATAAAAAAAGAACCGTTAGGTTCTTTAGGGTTACTCAACGATAGGATCGTAGAGTTTGAATGCTGCTTTAGCTGCATCTATTTCGACCTTGGTCGCAATAGCTGATAGTGTAGGATACTTATCCGTAGCTAGCTGTGTTGATAAGGCAACGCCTTCAACATCAAACAGGTCTTTGTCGAAGACACGACCTGAGAGTTTATCACCGGCATCGGTGACATAAACCATGGTATGATAGGTGTATACACCGTTCTTACCAGTTGCTTCCTTCTCCTTGGAGATGGAAGTAATATGAATATATTGTTTCATAGAACAATTTATTTGAATAACACGCCGGGGACGCTTTGCCACCAGAGTTGAAGGGGGGTTACTGTTTGAATTGGTTCACACGTTCACAAATAGGCCTCGAAATATTTTTTAGTTCCCTGGAAATTTTTACCTTTGTAAGGACAAGGAATTTCGCTATCCTAGGAGTTTTATAGGAACGGTAAGCCAGGGCAGGTGTCTTTTTGATATGTGTTGCTACTGCACCATTACGAACAGGAACGGAAAATACTAAAGACCTCTCTATCAAAGGGGTCTTTTTTAACCACTAAAAATTAAAATCATGAGTGAAAAAAAAGAATGTAAGTGCGGTGGAAACTGCAAATGTAAGAAAGCCCAGACTACCAATGGAGATATGGATACTTGGTTAGATGATCTGGAAAATAAAGAGCAACCAAAAGCTTGTAGTATTCAAGATCCGGACTGTGAAAATTGCGGTAGTTAAATAATATTTAGTATATTTGGCATCGAAGCACTTGTAAAAGTATCATCCCTCGGTAATCAAAAAGGGGATTAGAAGTTGGATTGTAGTTCCTAAATAAGGAATAGAGTTTTCTCCAATAGCTTCAGAAAGATTTAGTATAACGCTTAGTTAGGGTAAAATGCACACAGGTAAGTGCGGTGAAATAACACCAGTTTTATTATCCTTAGGTCCCGTAACACGGAGCACTGCTATGAAGAAGTCTAAATTGAAAAGAATTTCCAAGGGGGATAGGTCTCTTTAGGGGAGACTTACAAGAACAGAATCAAACATGCATATGATAACAATTCGAAGATTGGTATAGGTAATATACCAGCTGCGTATAGTATCATAAAGAACACTAATACTGAACCCTTCGTTAATTCGTAAGGGTCTTTTTTTGTCTTATACTCTAGGAAGAATATTATGGGTTGACATATAAAGAACATAGCTGCAAAGAAGTTATGGTATCTATTGTAGTTAACCATGTCATAGATCGATATTAGGGTAAGCGAAGCCAGCCCTATAAACACTAACAAAGGTTTAACGTTTCTACGGCTATAAAGAGCTGCGAGTATTAAGGTTTGTATTGTTATAAAGTATGTGAAAGATGTTCTTGTTGTTGGATGTATCCCAAGCACGGATATAGGAGTAACAAATATTCCCCAACCTTCTACAGCGCATATCATACTCAACAATATCACTATTGTCAGTATAAGGATGCCTCCTTTTGCCACTTTTATCCCATCACATTAAGTATTGAATGTTACTAATATATTATATATGTAAAGGTAAGAAATCCAGGGTGGATACGGGAAAGATTGAGAAAGTTTTTCTAAACTTTGTTTTGTATACAATTCTTTTATATATTTGTACCATAACCAACACAAAGACATTATGAATTTCAAACCTAACGGGGCATGGGTAGTTTTACCTGACCCAACATCAGAAACAACAGACTCAGGAATCATTTTAGATGAGGTCACTAGGAAATCACTGGAAACTAATATTCTAAAGGTATTAGCTGTAGGACCTCATTGTACATTCCTTAAAGTAGGGGATATTGCTACGATAGATCCTAGAACAGAAGCTATCCGAATGGATATAGATGATAAAGCCTGCTTATTAATCGGCGAGCACCAAGTACTTGGTAAAGTTTGATAACTAGTAGTATAAAAGTGGGGAGTCTGGGAGAATGGCTTTCCACTTTACTAAGTATTGAGTCTAAGATGGATGTAAAGTTAGAGGATGGAGTTATATCTTCTTACGATACAGAGATAGGGTTCAGTGGGTTAGAATTTTACATAAAGCTGTCTGTAGATATGCCAGAAGAATAGAAATTATGAAAAAAAAGAGAATAACAGTAAAGATTGATACAACTTATAAGTATCTTGGGTTGTGGAACGGATTATTTAACCTAACACCTAAGGAGCTTCGTATACTTGCAGCATTTATAGATGTAAACAGGGATCAAACCCCATCAGCTATGAACGCATGTAACATAGAGATCAAGAAGCTTGTTGCAAAACGTGTAGGAATAAAGGATCACAACACACTTAACAATTACGTTAAAAGGTTTAAGGACAAGGGTGTTATGCTTAAGAAGGAAAGCGGGTATATATTAAACAAGCTTTTAGAGCCGGATACCGATAGCGTAGAAATCCTAATAAAGCATGCACATTGAGTTAGACGCAGTAATATCCCATTTTGATATGAGAGGGTACGGAGTTATGATAGTTCAGGACTCTAAAGGAGAACTAATAAGAATTGAAATAGAGTACTATGAAGAAGAATACTAAAAAGAAGAAAGTAACTAGGTCTGCAGTACCGGTTACAGCCAAGGTCATAAAGGAAACACCTAAAGTTATTCCTACAGCAGTAAAAGAGGCACCTATTGTTCCTGCTAAGCCTCCAAATGTATTCAAGATGATGAAGTCTTTTGGTAGAGACATGAGTAAGTACGTTCTTGCTGGTGCACCTAACTGTTCAACAGAAGATTACAAAGCTAGGTTACTTACATGTGATGGGTGCGTACATTTGATGCGTAATGCTATGAGATGTGGTAAGTGTGGATGCTTGGTAGAACATAAAGCTAAGTGGAAGACAACTTCGTGTCCAGAGAACAAATGGAAGGCACAAGATCTTACTGAAATAAAAGCTGCTGCAGAAAAGAAGCGTTTAGAAGAAGAAGGTGAAAAAAAATAGTCAAGAGTTAATATACTTTTTAGCTAATAAATATAATTTACCTATAAGCAAGGTTGAGGAAATCGTATCGTACCAGTTCAAATTTGTTAATCAAGTTATGAAGGAAGGATCGTTCGCCCCTGTACGCCTACCTTATTTTGGTAAGTTTTCAGCGAAGAAAGAAAGAATAAAGCACGTAAATAGAATATCAGATGAATCTAAAGGATGATTTAATACATATAGTTAACAACAAGGCTGTGCCTAGTGCATATGCTACAACAATACTGGAGTTTAAGAGTCTAGATGAGTTGGAGTTGGGGTATGTCTACTTCATGGTAGATCATAGATCCCCGTTTTCTGTTTACGAGTGGGCTCAACGAGAAATAGAGGTTAAAGAAAGTGTGTACGGAGCTAAAAATTGGAAGCCATCTACTAAGGTAGCTGAGGCTTGCAGAAAGTACGAAACACTTATTGAGACCTCTGCAGTTAGGCTTCTCAAAGCTGCTACAGAATCTGTAGTTAAGTTAGAGAAGTATTTTAGAACAATAGATCTCACGTTACTTGATGATCGAGACAAACCCATATATTCTGCAAAGGATTTAATAGGTAACCTTGAAAAGATGGGTAAAGTGGTAGATGGTCTTTCTAGATTAGAAGATATAGTTAAGAAGGAAGAGCAGTCTAACAATCCAAACAGAGGTGGCGTAGAGGTCAATAAATACAGTATGTAATGGACTTTATAGAAGACTTAAAAAAGTATGATGATGCAATGAACAATGCGTATAATTTAATTACGGGAAGAACATCATTTGAAGATACACAAGAAGATATTTTACCGTTTAACCCTGAAGTAGGGGACGGTAAGGATGCAGCAACACTGGATATGATAATAGAACATTTCTCAAACAGAGAAGAGTATGAGAAATGTGCAGAATTAATGACACTAAAATCTAGCCTTGAAACTATTTAAAGATGTAAATAGGTTCAGGGAGCCGGCCATAATGTTTGAGAACAATGGCTACTATACGAATGCCCTTCCAGGAACCAGGGAGTACTACTCCTATTGGGATACAGAAAAACAAAAATGTCTTTACGGATACACAGTAGATGAAGGTACTGAGGACGAGGTAGTTATAACCGGGTTCCATTACTTCTACCTTAACTATTGCCCAATTGATAGGGCAGTGGATGAGGTATTACCTGATGGTACTATACAATCTAAACGTGAAAGATCTTTCCCAGCGTTCTATGATGGGGATCACGAATACTTCACAGAGATTGATGAAGCTAGGAGAACTAACAGGCACATGATCGTATTGAAGGCACGTCGTAAGGGATACTCTTACAAGGCTGGCTCGATGCTTGCTAGGAACTACTTCTTATTAAAGAACTCAAAGAATTTTGTATTTGCAAACAGTAAAGAATACCTTATTGGGGATGGTATCCTTTCTAAGGTGTGGGAATTCCTTTCCTTTATAGACGACAACACTGCATGGGCTCAGCCTCGACTAAGAGACAGAGAGATGAGTAAGATGTCTGGATATAAGAAGAAGGTAAATGGTATTGAAATAGAGATGGGCATGAAGTCCCAGATCATGGGGGTGTCCTTAAAGGATAACCCAGATAAAGTAAGGGGGAAGGCGGGAGAGCTTGTTTTCTTTGAGGAAGCAGGTTCTTTCCCCGGACTCCTTAAAGCGTGGGAGGTAACAATGCCTACGATGCGTCAAGGTTCTAAAACACTTGGACTAATGGTAGCTTTTGGTACCGGCGGTGAAGAGGGGGCAGACTTTGAGGCTATGGAAGAGATATTTTATAATCCAGCGTCGTATGACTGTATGGACTATAATAATATCTGGGATGAAGGTTCTATGGGTACCAAATGTGGGTACTTTGTTCCTATACATACAAACTTGGATGGGTTTATAGATGAGAGTGGGAATTCTCTTCGAGAAGAAGCCAGGGCACACGAGAGTGGTATGAGGGAGAAAAAGAAAGGAGCTGCAGATGCTAAATCATTAGATCAGTATATTGCGGAACACCCTAACTCTCCACAGGAAGCTACTCTACAGGTTACATCGAATCTATTTGATGTTGCTTCATTACACGAGCAGTATAACTACGTGAAGTCCAGAGGATTACAATCTGTGGGTACAGCTGGTATATTTTACTACAATACTGAGGGGCATGCTAAGTTTAGAATGGACGGAGATATTCGACCTATAATTAAGTACCCTCACAGGAGAGATGATGATAACACTGGTGGTGTAGTCATATACGAATCTCCCTACAGGAATAAAAGCCAACAGGTACCAGTAAATATGTATGTAATCTGCCATGATCCATATGGCCAGAATCAATCTGCGGATTCTTCCTCTTTAGGGGCGGCGTACGTAATAAAAAGACCTAACAATATATCGTCTCCGGATGATATGATCGTTGCTAGCTACGTTGGTAGACCAGAAACATCTGATGACTACAATAGGAATCTATTTATGTTGGCTGAATACTACGGATGTAAGATTGGTTTCGAGAATGACAGGGGTGAAGTGATACCTTATGCTAAGAGGCATAGACGTTTACATAAGCTTCAGGAAGAATTTGAGATGCTAGATAAAAAGAATCTGCAATCTAAGACGGTTAGAAGACAGTTTGGTATGCACATGACCGAGGCTAGGAAGCGCCAGGGAGAGATTTACATAAGAGATTGGTTAAATACTCCCCGATCTACTGACGAGAATGGGAAAAAAACACTAAATTTACATAAAATATTTGATTTAGCTTTACTTCAAGAGCTGATTAAATTTAATCATAAAGGAAACTTTGATAGAGTGATGGCATTCATGATTGGAATGTACCATACTCGAGAATTATATAATGCAGAAGTTAAAGATGTACTAGAGGATAGGGCTCACGACGAGTGGTTTGATCAAAACTACTAAAGTGGCATATTTATAAAGTATACAATAATTTTATACAGCACTCTCACAGGTGCTGTAATTTACTTAAATTTGTTCAATTATGGGATACGATAGTTTACCTAGGCAGAAACTGCCTATGAATAAGAAGAATAAGGAATGGAGAGAAGCATGTATTGATGGGTATATAGATCTATCAACCAACACTTCATCCATGTCCAATAGGAGAGATGAATTACGGAAGTACTATGATATGTATAACGGAGTTATTGATGAGTCTGACTACTCTAAGATACTTAAGCCGTATGGTAAAGCACGTAAAAACTTTCCCTCTACACTGAGGAATTTCCCTATAATTAAACCCATCATTGACCTTTTACTAGGTGAGAAAGCTAAAAGACCTCTAAACTTTACTGTTGGAGTTCTAAACGCAAACTCTGTAACCAGAAAAGAAGAGGCTAAGAACGAGAGTATCTACAGAAACTTACAGGAACACTTCGCTAACGCAGCTTCTAAAGCTGGGATAGATACCGGTATGGATCCTACTGAAATAGATATGCCAGAGCAAATAGAAGAGCTTTTCAATAATAGCTATGTAGATAACAGAGCTATTATGGGACAGAACTCTATGAACTATATCATGGCTAAAGAAGAAGTGCAGGATAAGCTTAACAAAGCTTGGTTCCACTACTTAGTATCCGGAGAAGTGTATACACATAGAGGGGTTAGACATAACGAAGTCTTCTATGATATACTTAATCCTATTGATGTTGATTACGATTTAGATCCAGATCTTGACTTTGTTGAGGATGGAGATTGGGCTATAGTACGAAAGTTTGTACATGCGTCCACACTTATAGATTACTTTCATGATGAACTTACTGATGAAGAATCTCTTAGTTTAGAAGAGCCACATGGTATGGGTAACTCTCATATACCTTGGCTAGCTATGGGATCATCAGGTCCTAATGGCAACCAGTTCAGTAACAGACTGATAGAACTTATCACTGTCTATTGGAAGTCTAGAAAACGTATCGGCTTTGTGGCTTTCCCTAATCCTGAAACAGGAGAGATGGAAGAAATGGAAGTTGAAGATGGATTTAAAATGCCTAAAGAACTTAAAGAACAAGGAGCTAAACTTGAATGGCTATGGGTTAATGAAGTTTGGGGTGGACATAAAATCGATGGTAGAATGTTTAAGGATATTAAGCCTATAACAAACCAACGCTCATCTTTAGACAACCCGTCTTTATGTAAACTACCTATTAATGGTAGAAGATATTCAGATGTGAATGCTGAAAATATATCCCTAGTTTCTTTAGGGGTACCTTATCAATTGACTTATAATGTGTACAAGTATCGTCTTGAGCTCGCTATCGCTCGCTCTAAGGGAATAATTGCACAGTTTGATATTAATATGATACCTAAGAAGTGGGATATGGACAAGTTCATGCACTTTGTTGAGGGTACAGGAATCGCTTGGGTAGATTATAATAAGGAAGGAGTTCAACTCTCTCCACAACATCAATCTGTCTTAGATATGTCTATCAAAACTATTGAGCAGTATATCGTACTCTTAAACTCTGTCATGGAGGAGTGGGAGAAGCTCTCTGGTGTCAATAGACAGCGTCAGGGTGACATTGGTGCCTATGAAGGAAAAGCGTCCAGCCAGCAGGCTATAATTCAGTCATCTCATATTACTGAGGATTTATATCGTAAGTTCAATCAATTAGAGCAACGAGATATGCAAGCTTTGTTGGATTATTCCAAAGAAGCGTGGGTAAATGGTAAGAAAGCATCGTTCATCATGCCGGATGGTATGGCAGAGTTCTTAGACGTAGAGTCTTCAGAGCATATGGAATCAGAATATGGTTTATGGATGACGGATTCTGGTGATGAGATTGAGAAGATAGAGATGGCTAGACAGATGAGTCAAGCAATGATTCAGAACGGTTTACCAGCATCAGCTGTAGTAGAGATGTTAGATTCTAAGAGTTTCTCTCAGATTAAATCTAATCTTAAGAAAGCAGAAGCTGCACAACAAGAGTTGGAAGAGGCTGCACAACAGGCTGAACAAGCTCAAGCTCAAGCTCAACTAGAACAACAACAAGCTGAGGTAGAGAATGAGAACATGAACAACGAGAAGGACAGACAGAACAAAATAGATGTTGCTGAAATCTCTGCGGGAGTTAGTCATGCTAAAAATGAAAATGACGCTATACTTAAAGATAGAGAGTTAGATATAAAAGAGGGAGAGGCAGATACTAAAGGATCTCAAGCTTCAGAAACAGTTAGATCGAATCAAGCTAAAGAATCCATAGATAAGAGTAAAATATCTGAGGGTTCCAAGAATGAATCGAAAAAACTAGCTGCAGCAAAAAGAAAAGAGAGTAAAAGTAACCCTTCTAAATAATATCACATGGATAGTGTAAGTAAGCTGGATATAATTAAGCAGTCGATACAAGGGAGCCTTGAGGTTCCTGCGTATGAGGCTATTGCTCAAGAGGAAGAAAGAGCTGCTCAGGCGGAGTCTCAACAAGGCGCCCCTCAGCAACAGGGTCAACAGCAGGCTGTACAAATGCCTCCCCTAGCTCCAGTTCCACCACCTCCAGCTCAAGCTATACCACAATCACAACCCTCTAGCAAGGAATTTGTCACTCCAGGTAAAACTGGTGTAGGATTAAATCAAACTTCCGGATCTAGAAACACATCTTTTGTTCAACCTGGGCAGTATAGAGATGGGGGTATTAAACAATATGAAGAAGGAGGACCTAAACGTCCTAAAGGGAAGAAAGATATAATGGCTCTTCAAGCTTTACTAGTTGATGAAGGGTACGATCTTGGTGAGTTTGGTGCAAATGGTGATGGTGTAGACGGTGATTGGGGTGAAGATACCGCAAAAGCTTATGCTAAATATACTAACAGAACATCTAGTGATAGTATTGGTACCATGGACTGGCTTAAAGGTCAGGCTCAGAGGACAACATTAGATAGTGCATCACAATCAGTGCAATCTTACGTTCAGTACCTTGCCAATTCAATGCTTCAACACTATGGATTTGTAAAGGACGATGAATCCTTCTTTGATGTGGATGAGGACGACTTACGAGCGGATGAACTTGCTTCTTACAAATCAATTTTAAGGGACAACTTAAACAAAGGTAAGGACGGTGTAGTAGATTACAGGGATTACAGTAATAAAAGTGATGTCAAGAATGCATCATCTAGTAGTGCAGCTTTAAAGGTTTTAAAATCTCGTGGAGTTGCTAATACTCTAATAGATGATTTCCTTCCTTCTGGAAGTAACAGTACAAGAGAAGCATTATATGCTTTAACTGGAAACGCAAACTACACAATAGATGAGCTTGGTAATGTACATGTCTCTGACAGTTATGATTTTAACCCGTCACAAAAGAATATAGAGAAGACGGGAGCATCTGCAGGTAAAGTGTGGGACGAAATAACTAAAGGTAAGTATGATAATCCTTGGCAGAACGCACACAGCGCTGCAGATCATATAAAATCTAAGCTACCTGTAGATATAAACCTAGGCTCGTACAGAGATCTAGGATTATCTTTAGATGAAGTTAAAAGTCTTAAGAAGTATGTACCGCATGAAACTAAGAAAGTTAGTTTATGGGACATGGCCAAGAATGTAACAGGTTACAGTGAGGGGGGATTCAAGAAGACGTACAAGAAAGGTGGAATTAAGGGTGACCCCCCTACTAACGCAGATAAGGCTAGAAAATATAGAATGATGAGGCCCGCTCAGGGAGAAAATTATGCATTAGATTTTGAGCAGGCCCCAAATACACACTCTACACATTTATCTAGAACATATGAAGCAGATGGGAAGTATTACTCTGCACCCTCTGTGACAAACGACAGGGCTCCATACGCTGATAGTGTGTATCATCCTCAATCTTTTAGGCAAGCTATGAATGCAGGCGAGGGAATCCCTTTCGATACTGAAAAGGAAGCAGCAAAATTTGCAGGAGGCTCCTGGAAATTACCTCAGTACCCTAGACCTAGCTTCGAGAACGGAGGGGTAAAGAATAAGAAAAAGAAGAAATACGAAGAATATACGGGACCAACATTTGACCCTTATAAAGATATAATGTCAGAGTCTGACAACACACAAGTAAACAGTACTGCGGAGCTTAATGCTTCATTTCAAACCTCTGAGGGTACGCATTGGAGTCCTGCGACAGGAAAGCTTCAGGATAACTGGGACGGAACCCCTCAATCAGGGGAGATTACACCGGATAATATTTTACCTGAGTTAATGTTTCCTGTTGGGAAGACATTAAAACTTGGAGCCAACGCAGTGAAGACTACCAAAAATATAAGTAAGGCTGGAGCTGTAACACCAGAGTATCTATCTACCATGTCTAAAGGGATTGTTAAGAAGGGAGATGACGCTATAGTGTCTAATATACTAAAACCTTCCAAGGCTAAGCAGTTAAAGTTAGAAGCTCCTACACCTTTTTATAGAAATCAAAGGTTAGCTGACAATGTAAAAGCTGATGGAAGAACTATCATGGACCCTATAGACTTAGTTAATGTAAACACAAGAGGGTCTGGATCAGTCCCTAACAATATGACTTGGTTTACTCCAAATGCAACTAAGTATAAAGATTACGGGAATGTTCGATACCAAACATACATGAATTCTAAAAACCCTTTCTATGCCCCTAAACCTGAGGTTTGGTCCGTAGAAAAGATTAAAGAAATAATGGGTAAAGGGCATGACTCTATATATGTAACTAAAGGTATAGGTGGAAGTAAAAGACTTAAAGATTTAGAAGAGGCTATACCTCTAAATAAAAACATAATGGAGGGGCTACATCGTACCCACAAGAATGGAGGAATAAGAAAGAAATTTAATCATGGGGGGTTAGGACCACATGATCCACCAGTATATGACCCTTACGCAGATTTATATTCAGCCTCTGATAATACATCAGTTTATAATAACACACAAGAAACTTTAAATACAAAAGTTAAAGTACCGTTCAACCCATTACTTGATGAGCACCTTAATGATAATCTGCCTGGGTATGTATCCCCTGTAATTCCTGAAGGATATGAATACGACTCTTTCAGAAATCTTAGACCTGAGTGGGATGGTACACCTAGTGGGGGAGAGATTACTCCTCACAACATTATACCTGAGGTTCTGTTTCCTGTTGGGAAAACATTAGGTCTAATAGATAAAGGGGTAAAATCACTTAAAGCTCTTAAGACAGTAAAGAATGTTAAGTCTACAGTTCCTACTATACCTGTACCAAATATTAACTTGAACACTGCTACGAATGTTATTAAGAAAGTAGATAATCCTTTAGTTGCTGCCGCTGTAGAAACTACAAGCCCGCTGAACTTACCGGGACAGGCTGCTTCGAATACATCCAATGTATCTGAACTTGGGTTTACACTACCTAAGTTACCTAAGTTTCCATGGAATAGACCTACACCTACACCTTTAACGGCACGGGATATAGCTTTACGTAAGGTAGAGAGGTTTTCAGGAACGGAAGGTGTGGGACTTAACAACATATCTTACTCTAACTCCCCCAATTTAAATTATGAGTCGTTTATGACGAGCCCTAATCCAGGGGAGGCGGTAAGATTTATGAATGAACTTGCTAGCGGTGCGGATAAATTCGACTCTGTTATAGCTAATAGAGTTAGAGAGCTTTCGACTACTAGAGGTACACAGAGGCTTGCAGACATGTATTCCCCATCTATGGCTCCAATGCTTAATTCTCATACGTCTTTACAGAAAGCTAAGATGCGTATAGATAGGCTACGAAATGCCCCAACCTATAATCGTATGGCGGCAGATTACAAGGCTGCCAATATAGTTGGAAATACCAACATTCAAAATTCTAATTTTGCAAGCAGCTCTTTATTTAATAATGCTGCGTACTTCCCTAAAGGTGCAACAGTTGGTCAATATGGGGTTCAGGTTAGGCCAGAAGATATGATGGGATTAGGTACTACTCACGTAGATAATGTTCCGACTATGCATCATGAGATTAACCATTTCTTACAAAAAGGAGAGAGAACGGTGTTGGATACAGAGTTTGCTAAAATAACTCCTAAAGATGACCTTTCTCCAGAAGCTATGTCAGCTTACGATTACTTCGTAAGGGGATCTAATGGTAACTCTAGGGAACCTACTGCATTCGGAGCAGAACTTAGGAGTGTTCTTATGGAGAAAGGGTACATGAAATACGCAGACGATGGGTATTTTGAAAATGTTACCCCAGAACAGTTGGAAGTTGCTTACCGTGAGCTGACAAAAAATCCTGCTTACAGACATACAACTAAAAATAATGATATATTTACGGCGGGGCACACCCCTACCTCTATCTCTAGTCCTCAAAGGATATTTGATTTTATGGGGCCTACTAAAACTAACTTTACCTTGTTAGCTAACTCTCTTAATCAGCTGCCTATGGTTGCTGGAGCTGCAGCCTTAGGTGCTAAGACCTACAGTGACGGGAAAGAGACTCAGGGTAATGGAGGAATATAGAAGAGAAGATAAGTAGTAAAGTGCTATATATTAATAACACCTGCATTATGTAGTGTTTGTATAAAAGTTATAGATATATTGCGTATTTTTGTTAACAATAAAACCAATAGATATGATTACAGAAGACGATAACGACGGGATCGCATTGGATGACATCACTATAGACGATGTTTTTTCAGATACCGGAGGAGATTCTCCATTAGGAGACCTTGAATTACCAGAAGACGCTCCAGAAGAGGAGCCTGACAACGGATTAGAAGACATCTTAGAAGGTGATGAAGGGGAAGAAGAAGAGGAGCCTGAAGAGGAAGAAGAGGATGACAACCCTGAAGAGCAGCCTAATGAAGGCGATGATGATGGCGACGAGGCTGATACATCTGACTCTGTAGTAGGAGAGATCTTAGAAAGTCTTGGATACGAACCCTCAGAAGAATACGATGATACTCCAGAAGGGTTGACAGCTATGACTAAGGATATAGCTTCCCAGATGGCAGACGATAGAATAGATGATGTATTAAATAACTTTCCGTTAGTTAAGCAGCATTTAGAGTACGTTATGCAAGGCGGAGAATCACAACAGTTCATGTCTGCACATGATCCGAAGGCGGATTATTCTGCATTTGAATTGAATGAAAATGACACAGCATCTCAGAGAGCTATATTAGCTAACTATTTTGAGTTGAAAGGTCATGATAAAGCATTTACAAATGAGTTACTAGAAGACTATGAGGATTCTGGTAAATTATATAAAAAGGCTGCTGCTGCTAAAGGTGCGTTAAGCGCTTACCAGGACACTCAAAGAGAGAGAATGTATGAAACGCAGAGACAGACTAAAGTAGATGAGGTAAAGGCGCAACAGTCGTTTTGGGATGATATTTCGAATACCATCACTAACTCATCAGAATTTGCAGGTATAACAATACCTGAAAAAGATAAATCAAAGTTCTTCGGATACTTATCTAATACTATAGATAATGAAGGTAGAACTCAGCGAGATGTTGATCACTCTGAAGCAGAGGTAGACGTAAAGCTAGCAATTGATTATCTAATGTACAAAGGATTTGATTTAGGCGGGTTAGTAAACTCGAGAGCTAAAACAAAGAGTGTACAAACTCTCAGAGATAAGATTTCTGGCAGACAAGAATCTGTTAAGAGCGCGAAGAGAGCAACTAGAAGGAAAAAAGACGTCGATGTAGATGATCTGGATCTTTCGATTTAACTAACGGCAATATTAAACTTTGCATATAAATTAATTTAAAAATGGCAATACAAGGAAATAACATTAGTGTACAGAAGAATCATTACAATGATTCTCAAATGACTGACATGAACAGTCTAGCTAATGCTATGGTTTCTAGGCCAACGGAATTATCACCGATCATTACTCACCTTTCTGGTAAAGATGACAAACGTTTCCCTCTTTCTTTCTTAACTGAAGGTGTAGGTAACGTAAAGTCTATCGATAGATTAGAGTATGAGTATCGTGTGAAAACTCATTCGTTGAAAACTAGACCAATAGCAGCAGCTAATGGCGGTTCTAATCTAGGATTAGGTGGTGGAACATTCTACTTAACTTTCCCAGATAAATGGTTCATCTTCCCTTACGTTCTCGTAAACGGAGCAGGTGAGCAAGTACGTATCATGGCTGAACCTGTACAGGTTGGAGCTAACTATCGTTATACAGTACAATTAGTTAATCCAGACCCGTCTGCGAAACTAACAGCTGGAAACGATGTAGGTGCTTTATGGGCTCAAATGTATGCACCGGTAGGAGTTGACTTCTCTCGTGGTAATGCATCTAACTGGGAAACTCCTGGTAAAGTTCGTAACAAGATCGGTACTATTCGTAAATCATACCACATGTCTGGTAATGCTAAAGACTTCGTGGCTGAATTTACCCTTCCTAAGAAAGGTGGCGGAGCTACTAAACTTTGGATGGACTATGAAGAATATCAACACATGCTTTCTTTCAAAGAAGAATGTGAGATGTACTACTGGTACGGTCAAAAGACTTACGATGACAAAGGTAAATCTACAATGAAAGATGAAAATGGACAACCAGTAATTTTGGGTCCTGGTCTTTTAGAGCAGATTATCAATAAGGATACTTATTCAGTTTTAACTGAAAATAAGATCAAAAATATCATTGGTGACTTATTCTACGGAATGTCTGATGCCAATGCTAAACAAATCACTCTTTACACAGGAACTGGTGGTGCTCGTGAATTTGACGAAGCATTAAAAGGACACTTCGGTGGATCTAGCGCTAACTCGTGGAAGATTGGTGGAGAGAATCGCTTCATTACAGGTTCTGGACGTTCATTAGGTTTAACAGGTTACTTTACTCAATACGAGCACGTAGATGGGCATACAGTAAATGTTGTTAAATTACCTATGTTCGATCATGGTCCTATTGCACAAGCTCGTGACAAGCACCCGGTAACTGGGTATTCGTTAGAGTCTTACCGTATGATTTTTGTTGATCAATCTAATTACGACGGACAGTCGAATTTACAGATGATTAATAAGAAGGGTCGTGAGATGATGAGATGGTGTGTTGCTGGTTCTGTTGTACCTCGTGGATTTGACTCTGGAACATCTAGAGCTTCTGACGTAGACGGTGCATCTGTTCACATGTTGAAGACTGCAGGTATTGTATTGAAGAGATTTGATACTTCACTTGACATCGAATGTGTGGCATCATAACAAGGCGTTAATCGCGTGTCTATATATTGGTTTTTTGGTTGAGTTGTGGGGGATTAGTCCCCCACTTCTTTTACTGAAAAATAGTGGGGAATTATTCTTTATACCCGAACTAACTAACAAAGAACTATATTATGAGTAAAAAAATATTTCTAAGACGTAAAGAGATTTTAAATCATTTACCAAAAGAAGTTGTAGCAGAGGCTATAACAAAGTTAAGTAGTGTGTATGTCAACAGACAACCACTTAAAGGGTTCTCACCCGAAGAAGAGAAAAAGTATATGACTGGGTTGTTAGATGTGTCTCCGGAACATCAAGATTGGCCACGTCATTCTAAAATATTCTGGTCAGAGTTGACCATACCAGTAGGATTTACTGGAGTCGAGTTAGAGATTGGTCTTACCAAAGATGGCGAACCAATTAATATCATGGACTATTTAAAATATAAGTTTGCTATCAAGCATCCACATGTTGCGTTAACAGAGGCTGAGATGTCACAATCAGCTATTAAACGTTTCTACATACAGGATACTAAGAGAGATGAACTTAAACGATTTAATGAGATTCAAGTTAAGAAGGATGCTGACAAGTTATTTATTCAGTTATCATCGGATACTAAGAACATGAAGAGAGTTCTACGTTTACTATCAAATAATCTTAATCCTGACACTCTTACGTTAGAACAGATTGAGAATGCATTATATGATATTAAGAGCGCAGACCCTAAAAAGTTCTTACGTGTTGCAGAAGATAAGAATTTAGAGACTAAGGCTGAGATCGATGAGATGATCACTATGAGTGTTTTAAGAAAGATAGGTAACCAAGTAATCTTTATCGACGAAGTGATCGGAGAGACTATGGAGGACGCTGTAATCTATTTGAAAAACAAGAAGAACTCAGGAACTTTGACTACCTTAAGAGCAAAGCTTAAAGAGGTAGCTCTATAACAAATGTAATAATGTACTAAATGAATATTGAACAAATGCATTTGGCGATTCAGCAAGGAGTGGATAAGATTAATTCATTCCAAGCTGACTCGCTTTTATCAGAAGAGATAGACTTAGAGGTTAATAAAGCTATTAATAAGTTTATACAGCTGAAGTACGGTAAGAATAATATATACGGTAAGGGATTCGAAGAGTCCCAAAAGCGTATAGATGATCTCCGTACTTTACTTGTTGATAAACCTCTAAAGTGTAAGTATATAGCCGATAGCATCAATTCTACTTTTATGTATAAGTCTGAAGTCTTCCCAGAAGGTTACAGACATTTAATAAAGATTGTAGGTGAGGTAGCGCATAGATCAGATTGTAGGATACTTCCTTTAGATCATCAGCAACAGCTAGCCGATATACCTGAGGATATAAAAGTATCTAAGCAGGTTATGATGAAGTTTTCTCAGCAGGATGATGTATTCAATTCTCTAGTAGATCCATTTAATACTACGAAGCTAGATAAACCTATCTTTAGTGTTGAAGGTGATAATATCATAATCTACACTAATGATATATTTATAATAGAGAAGGTTAAATTAACGTATATAAAGAATCCCTCGGTAGTTTCACTATCTTTGGGCAACAGCTGTGAATTACCTATACATACTCATCAAGAGATTGTGGATATGGCAATTGGCAGTATACTAGAGGTCATTGGTGATCCTCGATACCAAACACACCAGAGTGAGTTAGGTAAAAATGAATAATAATTATTAAAATTTGTAAAAATGAGACAAGTTATAATTAGTGAATTAGCAGATGTATTTGCTGCAACAGCAGGTACAACAGTATTACAGATCAAAGATGCAAACGGTCAAGGTGCAGCATCAACTGACACAGCAACTTTAGCTGCTGCAGGTGAAATGAGAGTTGCACGTAAAGGTGCTACAACATCAGATGCAGATGATTTTTCTCCATGGATGAGAGGTAATGACATTTTAAGTGTTGATCTTGTTAGCTGGGCTGACATCGGAGCTGAAAGTCATGTAGCTACTTTTGTAGGATCTACTGCAGGTAAAACTGCCACGCTTAAAGTTATCATGACAACTCAAGGGTATGAGCCTTTTACACGTCATAACATTGAGTTCGTATCTGGAGCAACTGCAATAGCATCTGCTACAGCATGTGTTGCAGCATTTGATGCTCAGACTAAAGGCTTTGAAGGTGTTCTTAGTATGGATATTGGTACAACCCCTGGTACAGATGATCATATCGTAACAATCGTATTGAAAGACGGAGAGAGAGCAGCTATTGCTTTTGATGCGGGAGAATCTGATATTGTTATTACAGTGCCTAAAACAAATGCAGTAGAGCCAGTTGGAACTCCTGCTATGTTACGTGAATTAGAGATTGCTCAAGCAGGTAGAACTGATGGTAACTACGACCGTCTTAACCCATTCGCTGCTGAAGTAGCTACAAATATAGTAGCAGCTTCAGATTACGATATTATATCTGTAAGATATAAGAATTCGGCTGAAGGTCAAATTCGTGGTGTAGATAATGTACGTGAGCTTAGCATTGCTTTAAAAGTTGTTGCTGGAGATGTAGCTAGAGATGCGTTTATCGTAGCTCTTAAAGGGTTCTCAGAGTTAGCTTAAACTATTAATCTTATTTAGATTGTGTAGGGGTTTTAATAGCCCCTATACGATCTTTTTTTAAATTTCAACTTATGGCGTTATCATTAACAACAAGGATGTCAGGTGACTGTAAAGCAATTATAGTTAACTTAGAAAACCCGAACCCTCATGTAGAGTACAAATTAAAATTTACTCACGTAAGTTCAGGTACTGTATACACTGGGTTTATAACTATGGCGGAAGACTCATGGGCAATGTCCGGACTTACTTTAGGTGGATTATACCTAGTAGAGGTTACTACCTCGGTATCTGCTGCAGTTGTTGCGTTCCAATATCTAGTATCTACATGTGCTGTAGATAAATGCTTGGTTTTATTAGCAGATAAATTATTAAGTTGTGGGTGTTACTCTCCCGCCTGTTCAGCAATACTGGATAAGGCACAAAAAGTTATGTTACTTATAAAATCTGCACAAGCTACTGCGGCCAGAATTATGACCGAAGAAGATAAAGTGCTAGTAAGTGATGCAGATTCTCAGTATTTAAAAGCTGTTGAAATGTGCGAAGGAAATTGTGACTGCGGTTGCTAAAACAAAACTAACCTTATAGAAGTACCATGGCATATATATTAGCATCACCTCTAAGAAGTACCACAATAGAACTAACTAAGAATAGCGAACAGTTAGCGGTAGGTAATATTATATCAATTCGAAATAACGCCGCTAAGGAGGGATTCGAAAATACTGGTGTAATTCAGTCAGATTGTGTGTTAGCTTTGATTGGACTATCCATGGTGGTAGTTAAAATAGGTGCAAATAACCTATACTATGTTAAATTTAAATACAGAGGAAAATCTATTAAAACTCCACCATTGGAGTGCTTCATAGGTAAAGGTACTGTACTTGATGTTAGAGATTACAAAATATTAGGTTGTACAGATAGTACGGCCACTAATTATAATCCTGAGGCGGACACCTCTGTTGGTTGGACTGGTACATGTTACAACTCAACTAGCGGATGTAGTGACCCAACAGCTTCTAATTACAACCCTGCAGCTGATTCTACTAAGGATATTTTAGATCAAAGAGCTGCTAGTGGTAACTACTATTACTCTACATCTCTACCATATTTAGGAGCTGAATCTGGGGAAGATAGTGGGTTATGTATGCCATATCCATCCTTTACGCCTACTCCAGAAGATTCTGAAGTTCAAGTAACAGCGGAAATTAATGTAGGGGATGTTAACGGAGCATATCAATTTCTTGGTACTGTTAATATACCAGGATCTGTTTCTGAGTCATGGAGTTGGAATATGGGGAACGGTTCTACAGTAACAAATACACCCCAACCTTTTAATACTTACGCAGCAGGAACATACACAGTAATACTTACTGTTACCGCCTTACTACCAGGGGGGCATGGTAATCCACCCTCTTCTGAATCGTACACAGGTTCATATACATTCACTGTTGTAGCACCTGTTTCTGGGTGTACAGATGAAACTGCATATGGATACGACCCTTTAGCTACTATACATGTTGCAGCTGATTGCCAGAGATATGAAGATGCTTGTTTAACGAGTGCTGCAGGTGACCACCAATGTGCTCCGTTTAGTCCTGCATCTAACATACCAGACCCTATAGAGCCGTGGCATGTTGATAATAGTGGTATGTGCGCTTACTCTGTTTGTACAGATCCGTCAGCAGATAATTATACTGATATTTCAGATGAAAATTGTACAGACCTCGTAGCAGATGATACGTTATGTACATATACATTAGGAATTCCTGGATGTACGGATGCCACAATGTTCAACTATAATGCTGCAGCAACAACTGATAATGGAAGTTGTTACGCAATAAATAATGGATGTTTAGATCCAAATGCATTTAATTTTAATGATTACACAGAAACTGGTACAGCGAATCTTATAAATCCTGACCAGGCTGTAAATATAAATACACACGTAGCTGCTTCATGTACCTACGAAGGCTGTACCGATCCGGATGCAACAAACACAACCGGTGGGGAGGTAACTACACCTACAACATTTAGTGACTATACTTATTCTCCTCAAGAAGGGTTACCAACAGTTGGTGATGAATATGGAGGGGGAACTTTATATTATGCAGGTACTAACGCAGATGGTTTAACTGAAGGCTTTATTGTGGCCCCAGTAGATTACTATGAAGCAATAGCTTTCAGTACAAACGTATTTGAAGCCCCTTTCATTGGGAATATAAACTACGGAGATGATATATGTGACGTATTACAAACACAAGAAGGTGAAAATCTTTTAGCTGTTAATGCTGCTCTTAGTGGAACTTGGGGCGGATATGAGGATTGGTATGTACCAACTTCAGCTGACTGGGGGGAACTGCATAATTTTAACACTTTAAATGCAAATACGCTAGAACTTAACAGGTCTAAATATTGGTCTTGTACTACTCATAATATTGGAGGAGAGGTTCAGATTAGATATTATGATGGCGGCGG